GGCTTTCGGAGATTTCGTTACTTCTCCGGAAACCGAGATCACGTCACGAGTTAGATCTTGCTAATCGTTGGCTTCAATACCAGTATGGTATTAAACCTCTGATGAGCGATATCTATGGTTCTGCACAGGCGTTAGCCGTGAAGATCCGCACTGGTCTGTATATATACCATTCTACTAGTTCGAAACAGAAGACTTTCACCGGTGACCAGAAATATCTGGGCACTTACGATGAAGTGTGTTCTCGCTCGAGCGAATACTTGGTACTTAAACGTTCCCGTGCTCGTTACATGATTAGAGATGCTTCTTTGAAGCAGCTCTCTCAGCTTGGTATTACTAACCCTGCCCTGCTTGTTTGGGAACTTATTCCGTACTCTTTTGTTATCGACTGGTTAATACCTGTCGGTGACTTCTTATCTTCCCTTGACGCTCTTGTGGGAGTCGAAAACCTTTTGGTTGGCGATTCCTACATCGTTAAGAAGAAGCATAAGAGGGTGTACGTTAGGATTGATACTAAGACTACCTATGTAGAGGAGCATTATGCTCGCTTTGCATTGATACCTGACCTATCATTCCCTAAGCTTGGTTACAAACCTAGTAAGTCCTTAACTGCAGTTGCAAACGGCGTAGCGTTACTACGACAACTAAGAAAGTGATATCTCAATGAGCCAAATTACTGGCCCCCTCTCCATTAACAATGGAGCTGGCACACCTGTTGCCAAGTCGTTCGCACCAGAACGAGTCGCACCGGATCTGTCGACGTTCACTGAACGTACGGCAGCCGTTTCGGCTGGTTTCTTGCGCTTGTCGGTTGGTTACTCGCCTGCGAATAGCAAGCGGACTACCAATCGCGTTGATGTCAAGCTGGACTTTCCTGTCCTGCAAACCATCAATGGCGTGAGTACTGTGGCGTACACCGGTCGCTTCCAGGGTTACTGTGTAATCCCGGACGTGATGACGGCGGCTGAGCGCGCGGATCTCCGTGCGTTTGTCGCGAACGCGCTAGATAATGCAGCCGTAATGGCTGTCATTAAGGATCTCGATCCTCTTTATTGAGTTTTGAGCTCCTCAACATGCTAACGAGTTATCGTTGGCGTGCCATCTTATCTTGTTAAAGAAAGTTCATCATGATTTACTACTCTTCTCTCGACCCGGACTACTGCGATAATTATGGAATGTTTTGCTCCATCATGGGCATCAGCTTCGGTCCTGGTTCCGCAAGGAACAGGACTCCTGCTGAGACCCGTGCTGTTGCTGCGTTCCTATACGCAGTTAACTCGGGGCGCGGGGGTGTATTTATCAATTTTAACACCGACTTAAAAATCGTTGTTAACCCAGATAGGCTCCGCGCGCAAGCGTGGAACCGTCGATCGCAGGTTTCTGCGATCGGCTGGGAAATCGTTCCATTTGCATTTCAAGAAATTGATCGGCATGTCGGAGTGGACTCACTAGAAATAGTGGGTCCATTCTGCCTTTGGGGCGAGGCGCTTTTGGCGCACGCTCGAGAGGCTGGTATCCCGGACAGTGATGTCTGGGGTCCTTTCATGCTTGCAAATGGTCTGATTTGATGAAATCCTCTAACAAGGCGCGTGGTGCGACATACCGCGGTTTCGCCGCTGGGTCTCAAGTCTTTAAGCTTGAGTGCGCGTTGCTGGCCGCCTTATGCGAGAGCATAGGGACGGTCCGTAGCTTGACAGTCTCACTTCTGGCTAAGCATGGTGAGTGGCAGCAATTGTTGGATCTCACTGTAAACCCGAACAACTATGATGACCATCTGAGTTTTTCAGATGATTATCTCGTTACTTCGGTTATGCAGAAGAATCCTAGATTGCCCACGAATCATGACAAAGCCGCCATTGCGATTGACAAGTTCAAGCAGAGCGAGGAAGTATGCAAGCAAACTAATTCGCGTCTTAAGGATTTCTTTAATGGAAGCATTCCGCTTCCATCTGATATTTATCTCGCCATTCACTATGCGCGGGAAACTATCAGGGAAATCCTCGGTCCTCTAACGAGGTCCGACCTCCGTTTTGCGGAGGCTAATATGCGATTTGGTCCAGGTGCTACAACTTCGCTGTCTGGTGTTGTGACTCAGGGTAAGAAATATTCGCGTCCTGAGATAGATGCAACGCCGAGACTCGTCGACTTCAGAACCTTCTGCTTCCCAGAAATGTGGAAACGGATTGTTACAGGTATCAACCTGCAACAGGCCTCGAAGCTGACGACTGTTCCCAAAAATGCGAAAACTGATCGCG